AATCCAATCCCGCCGATTGGAATGGTAGGTAATCCACTGCCGCCCACCCACATAGTAAATGTCCCGGAGCCATTCTCGCTCCCAGACATGGCGATACTCAAAACTCTCTCGCTTCAGACGGTCAAAATGATCGAGGAAATACTTGTCGGTGTATTTCGGGATCAACAGATCAGGAGCCGTTGCGGGAGTTGGTGTCCCCGCGAGGCTATTCGTTTGAGGCGGTAAGAGGGATGGAAACTCGGCCATGCAGATTCAGAAGGAATTTAGTGGTCGAACGTCGGGAGGCCAAGTTCCTTGGCCCGCACATCGCCAATGTCTTCAAAGTTCGTTAGGCGAAAGCGATCATCCCGATTGGGTGTCTTCACCAACTCGGGAACTGGAAGCTCTAGCTTATACACCTGACGAATGAGTTGGGCGCGTTCCATCTCAAGCTGGTTCACCTTGGTGCGGAGCCAATCGCAGTGGACCTCATTCGTGGCCAATTGAATCTTCATGGTATCGCGCTCCGCCCGAACGGCTGCGAGATCCTCACGAAGATGCTGAAAGGCTTCCTTGGCAACGGAGGCATTCAAATCGGCATCGGCCTTCAACCCGCTGAACCAATCAACGATCTTTGGTGAGATCCACATTTACACGTCTCCGGGAGGAACCAGTTTCTCCGTGATGGATTGAATTGAGATCTGCATCACGGGAGGAACCTTTCCACGCTTCGTCTTGTCCGCCCCGTTGAGAAATCGACACCGATGACAGTAGCGAGGATCCTTGGGGCTTCGGAATGCTCCACAACTGGCACAATGCACGCGAGGACCAAGATAGGGCATGGAACAGTTAAGACCAGAAGAACCTGGTTCCGGCGATCTCTGCACCAGCCGTGAGGACAAAGGAGGTCACGCTGGATGCCAAGGCAATCGTGGTGGGATCAGTGAGATGGATGGTAATCCCTGTATCCCCGCTCACGCCCTTCAACGTGATACTATTTGTGTTTCCTGTTGGGGGGACAATCGTGACGGCTGTGGGGACTGTTCCGCCCGTGGGAATGGTGATCGTATTCGCCCCCGATGCGAGTGTCTTAATCTCCACCGATCCCGCACTCGCCGCATTCGATGCCGCCGTGATGATCTGTGTCCCGATCACATCACCTGAGTAGGTGATGGTGACGGATCGTGTTGCCGTAACAGCCATAGATGGTCCTTATGCCCAGAACTCGTTTATGCCCGCTGGAACACTCTGCTCATCCTTGAATTGTGCATCGATCCGTCGCATCCGCTGAATCGTCTGTTGCATCGTGTCAGGGAGGGCTGAAATATCACGTTCGGTGGAAGCCACGTGATGCTTGGGGAGTTGGGGCCAGATCATCACCACATAGCGGGTCCCATCTGGCAGTTCATCATTCCTCTTGAACACCATCGCCCGGTCGCGGTGTTGCTGATCGCGTCTGGGATCGGCCCAACGATAGGCTTTTAACTGTTGAATGGTCTTTGGAACGGCCGACTCAACAAACCACAGTTGGTGGGCATAGAGCCAAGACTTTACTCGCTCAATCCCCGCATGTTGATCATTCTCTGCTGGGGTGCACACAATATTGTGTGGAGGCTGAGCGAGTTCGATCATCGGCTGCTTCTCGTTCTTGTTGATTGCCCACCTGGTTGGGTGAGAACCCGCAAGACGCTTCAGCGCCATGGCGTGCTGGGCGAATGATTTCTCTCGCTCCAGATACTCGTCAACGCCAACCAGCCCATGCTCGGTTGAAACGAACTTTACCGCGCCAAATGGATGATCGGCTCCTGTGTCAATGCCAATAACAATGGGACGCCACGAGGCAATCTGGGGCCACTCTGGAATAAATCGTTTGACATCCTCGGGTGTGTGGAGGATTTGTGGAAGGAGCAAGTCCCCATAGACCGCCCCCGCGAAGGTCACGAAGTCAGCCTCATACTCCTGCCGGAACATCGTGTCCGGCATCGTGGCCCGCTCGGCCTCGAGGGCAGCCTGAAACTGGGGCTCTCTAAACTTGGGGTTCTCGATTGTTTTCGCTCGACAGGCCCAATAGCCCGGTTGGCTATCAAAGGCTGGTTTGTAGAGCTTGTCGTGGACCCAATCGTAGGATTTCGGGGAAGTCGTGAAAAAGGCCACTCCCTGACGATCGTAGAGGGAGGGCCGAATGACATCCCAGTGCGCCTCTGTCAATTCACAGATCTCATCGATCCAGAGCCAATCGAGCCCCTGACCACGCCCCTGGTCAGGATCGTCAAGGGTCTGGAAGTGAATGAGCGCCCCATTCTTGAGTCGGAGATCGAGATACTCCGATGACCACTCCGCGACCCAATCTGGAGGGATGAGTTGCTGGAAGGCGGGAATGACGTAGCGATTGAGCTTGGGATTCGTCGGGGCACAGGCCCACCCGATTGAATTGGGAATGCAGGCTTCCTCCACCCCCGCGATGGAGCCAATTCTCGTCTTTCCCCACCGACGGCCCGCGATAATGGTGAGCCGGTCAAAGATGCGAACACCGGGCTTTTTGCAGGTTGGGCAGGTAAGGGTCTCTGTGGCCTTGAACTGAATCTGGCACGCTGGGCAAATTCGCCCGCGCCTGGCATCAAGGAATGATGCCTGATCGGCCTGGGCATAGAGGGCCTCGTGGGGAAGTTGGATCCACTTTGCCATTAGTGGCTGGCCTTACGCAGTCCCTTCAGAGCCTTGGCCGAACGCTTTGATTCGGTGGAGTCAACCTTTTCTGGGAGATCCCGCTGAGATCCATACTCCTTCTGCCACCGCTTCGCAATTTTTGGCTTGTTGGCATAGAGGAATCGCCGCTGAGCATCGCTCTTAAACGGCATCGCCTACTACTTCTGTGTCAAAAATGGTCGCATCATCAGCGGCTGATCGTTCAAACGTCTTTGGACGCCCAACAACATTCCCCACCACAGATGGTTGACTTTCCCCAGTCGATTCGATTTTGAGGGCCAGAACGGTTTGGGGCGCGTCGCTCTCCACCTTCACCGCCTGATGTGACTTAAAGAGGCCCAATCCCTTGGCGGCCTCAATCGTCATCTGTTTGTCTTTCTTGTTCAGGTGGTGTTCGATGTTATCCACAACCACATGGGAGAGTTCCTGTTCGAGGCGCTCCGCTGGGTTGTCAAACTTCAGCCACCCTTGCTTGGTGGCCTTCCAAATCATCGTGTTGAGCGTGGTCGGCTTGAGCCCGAGGAGGGGAGCGATCTCGATATTCTTCATGCCCTTGCTCCGGTAGAGGATCCACTGCGCGATATGGGCGCGGTGGGACCGGTCGTGGGCTATGAGAGGAGGGAGTTCGTCTGCCTGGAGGGGCTTGGCCGCGAGAGCCGTGGAAGGCTCTTGTAGGCCAGCTTCGTCACGCTTTGGTCCAATTGGTCCAGGGAGGCCCGTCTTGGTCCTGCGGCGTGTACAAATGGTACATTGGCAGGTTTCTTTGTGAGTGTTGGGCCTTCGAGGCTGCGCTGGATTCGTTGGAATTGCTGGTGGCAAAATTCTTCAAACCCGGAGAGTGACTGGGACCGCAAATACATCGTCGGGGGGTGTGATGGTGGTAGGAATTTGAGGCCCAGTCGGGGTAGGATATCCAAGAGTGCGGGGGAGGGTGACTTGCTAACAGGCATTATACCACTTATGTAGGGGAATTGTCAAGAGGATCCTCTGGATTTTTGTGCCATTTTCCACCCTCTCTGACCCACAACTCGTCCTGTCTGGTGCCGTTTTGATAGCCTGAGAAGGTTGCCAAGAGGCGTTTCCTCCCAACTGGAGTGGCAATACGCTTGATTTGGATGCACCGAACAGGCTCAGCACCCCGAAAGGCAATAATATCGTAGGGACCGTGGCTTCCAGCCGTGCGGAGGACCGTGTAACCTTGGAGTTCCAACTCCTTTTTGGCGAGATATTCAAAGGCCCGTCCACGGGTGTAGTTGGTAGCCATGATTGAGTGGAACCTAGCGATGCTTCAGGTGCTCGATGCAACGGACTACCAGGAGTCCTGCTAACCATGGAACACAAAAGCCGCTCACCACAATCCAGAGCCCCAAGTTCCCCAAATACGCCCAGTCTACGTACATGTGCCCCTCCTGTTCGTGTGGCTAAAAGTATAGCATGGCAGGCGCTGAACTGTCAATTTCATGGGCATTTCAAAAATGATCAATGAAACTGGGGTGACACGGCACATGCGTCCCTGGAAGTGCTTGAGCCAGTATGGGTTATGGGTTTCGGACTTTGCGGAGCCAAAACGATTTGACACGCTCGTAACCCGTTTGGGCTCAGTGGGTTAGGTGCTAAAGTGGGTTTCCGTGTCAAACCTGTATATAAAGAAGAAGTGACACGACACGGATAGGCCACCTTAGGGGTGGCCCTATTTCTCCGTAGTCGTTAGGGCTGACACGGTGGGTGACACGCTCGTAAATCGTTTAGAATCAGAGGGTTGCGTGGGTTTTTGTGGTAGCGTGTCAAATGGTCCTAAAAGTGACACGCTGAGAAGTCGTTTAGAATCAACAAGATAGCGATTCCCGTGTCAGGGCCGTTTTTTTGACACGGCATTTTGACACGCAAATCGAGGTAAAATGGGCTAACTCCTTTAGAATCAACGGGTTATGGCGAAATGAGGGTTTTGAATAAATTTCTGGTGTAGGGACCCC